TATAATACTCAACTTAAAAAATGAAAAACATAAATTAACCTGACAAAATAAATGTAAACCGTTTTTAGGACGTGACAAGGCTTTTTCTACATCACCACGAAGCAAAGTAGTAATATTAGCTTGTTGCAAATCAGCTTCCATACCCTTTCGGATACTCATACCTATACCCGCTCCCGCCAATATAAGAGGGTTAGTAGCCAAACCAGGCAGACTGTTCAAAGCCTCCGAAAACCACGTTTTTAGCTTACTCCCATTAAGAGTTTGCAATTTAGAAACACTGTGCTCTAACTTGTTTATCTCGCTGTTGTAATTACGAATAGCCGAAAGGCTACCTATAGGCAGTAAATTTCGTTCGGCTTTTAGCAGGGCTATTTTTTGTTGCAAAGTGTGTACAGATATGCCCATTTGGGCAAAGCCACGAGAGACTTTTTTCTGTACTTTTTCTAATTCGGCAAATTTTTCTAACATTGTATCGTTAGTTACGCCAATTTTTTGTAACTTTGCGCTGACAAAGTCCTTAAGCGTTAATGTATATTCTAAAATATATAATCCGCAAAACGAAATGTACCAAAAATTAAAACGAAATGTACATTTTTTTGGCGGTGGTTGAACGGGGCAAAGGTAATAAAAAACACGGATAGGCTGGGTGCTTATCCGTGTTTTTTTATGTACTATGCCTTTATAACCTATCGGGTAACATTAGTAAATCGGGCTTGTAAATATCCTTTACTTCAGTGCTTGGTTCAAAGGTGTCTACATCTTGGCGTTGGGGTATTTTGGTGTATATGCCATTGGCTACTTCGGTGAGGGCTTTGTCCATTAGGCGTATGCCCATTGGTAGTAGTTCTTTCTGCCATAGTTCCTTTGCAGCTTCTTTGGGTGATTTGGCGTATAGCTTGGGTGGTATCCAACACCAGTCTTGGCATAGTATATCGCCTCTATCTATACCCGCATTGAGCCAATAAACGCTCCCTCCAGCTACTATATCACGCATACGGATTGCCCACTCAATAGCTGAGCGTCCTCGATGTCGAGGTAAAAGGCTGGGGTGATAACCTATCCACCCTAAGCGAGTTTTGTAGCGGGTTCGCTTGCCTATATAGTCGAATGAATGAACGGTTATGCCTAAATCTACCCCAGAGGGCATAGTATCGTAGGTGAGCATTCCTGCAGGTAATATGGGTATGTTGTGTAGCTTAGCCAAACGCCCGATATACTTATCGTCTAAGGGGCAACATACGCCTACTACTTCATAGCCTTTGGTAAGACATAAGGATAGTATTTCCTGCCCGAAATACTTTTGTCCGCTGATAAATACTTTAAACTTTTGCTTCATTTTTATTATCTTCTGTTGTTGTTTCTGTGATTTCCCCTAAATATTTAAAGCCTTGTACGGCTCTAAAATGCCCTCCATAGCCTGCTACCATTACCTTTTCACCTTGAATAGGTTTGCAGGTTTTTATCATTGAGGCTTGGCTTCGGACTTTGTTATCTCCGTGCAATTTAGCAGAGGTTTGTTCCCATTTATTAGAATGGCGAAGGTAGTTGCACAGTTGGGGGTGTGAGGTATGAAAAAAAGTGTGTAGTTTGCGATTACAACGCCCGTTGCCCTCCAAATGGTACTGCATTACAAAGTTGAGAAATTGGGTACCTACGCCCGCTCCTTGCCATTCGGGCATTACTACTAATCGGGTAGCACGGTAGGCATTGGCTGTGAATAGTGGAGCGACAGCAACATGGCAAACAAGTTCACCATTGACTGTACCGACAAAGTATTCAGCACAAGGAGGATGTGGCAAATCTAAATAGTAATGCTCTTTAAAATAACGCCAGTAACTTCCGTTTGCCTTCCAAACTTGGAGTTCAATAGGAGGTCGTTTTTGGACTTTTTTTTTACTTCTGATACTCTCGTATCATATACCCAATCAGGTTGCAGCCATTCGATTATATCATAATGACAGGATAACAGAATGATTTGTCGATTAGGCACGCGTCTCCACGCTTTAGCGAATGCTGAAGCCCCTATTTTGGCGATTTGGCGGTCGATTACAGAGGTAAATTCGTCTACTATTACCTTGTTAGGGGCATCACAAATGAGGCGCGCTAAACCCGCACGAAACTGCTCGCCATTACTGAGGACTTTGAATGGGCGCAACCAAGCGGGTACATCACCGAGCCCTACAGCTGAAAGAGCAGAGGTTACTTCGTTCATTGACTTGTCAGGGGCAATATCCTCAATAATGGGTAGGCTCGGGTTCCAGCCTTCGGTGAGGTTGGTAATACCGCTATCCCATATTTGTTTGCCAATGGAAGTTTTGCCGCTTCCAGAGGGGCCAACGATGAGGCCTATTTGCCAACCTTCGTCTTCTATGGGTAGGTTGGCGGTGTGTTCCCACGTGTGCCCATTTTCGGCATTGAAAAGGGACTTTACTTTTTCGGCACGAAAGGTTTTGAAGTTTTCGCTGGTGTGTTTTACTTTGATTTCCATTATACGCTTACTACTTTAAGGTTAGTGAACCCCATTTTTTGGAGTTTCTCGAATAGTTCTTTTTGTTCTTGTTCGCTACTTACTTTGATGATGATAGCGTGCTGTTCTTTGTACTTGAATTTTGCCATTTGTTATTTTGTTTTTGTAATTCAGAAAATAGTTGTACTTTTGCAGCATCTCACGCTAAATAAACGAATAACCCGAAAACCCACAGAAGACATATTGTCCTCCGTAGGGCTTTCGGGTTCGTGTTTTAAATTTAGCGTGAGAAACTATTTAAAAGCGGAGGACATTTTTTATACCGCTTGTCCTCCTATTTTAGCGGTGCTTTAAAAGCGTTTTAAAAGCTGTTTTAAATTCTTATTAAATCTTCCACCGAAACGGCTTATATTTCCAAAGGATAAATACTAATACAGCGAGTAGCAATAGCCAAAGGGTATGCCTTACGGGGCTGCTTTTGACTTGTTTGTTCACCTGTTTGAATTGTACGTATTCGTGCTTTTGCGCTTCAGATTTAATGCGAGTGTATGAATTATTATAAAGGGTACTATCAGCCTGCTGTAGGCTCTTAGAATGTGTGCTTGTAGTACGTAACTTAACCTTTCCGTTTGTTACCCTTATGGTCTCACTATCTCCGTCACGGATGCGGGTGTAGATGAGTTCACGGGGGTTGCCTACGCTGTCGGTGAGGCTTTCTAATTCTAACTCAAAGGACTGGTCGGACAGGTCGGATAAGGCCGTTTTGCGACCTTCATAGGCAAAGAGCTGTGAACTATCCTTGTAATGGATAAAATGCTCTTTCTGTACTTGACGTTGCTCAGTAGTGGCGACCTTGCGGGTACGGCAACCTACTAATGCGAGGAACGCCAATAATAATAGGGCTAATTTTCTCATTTGCTAATTGATTTATATTCGTCTTTTGCATTAAAACACGGACAAGCTTTGGCTACTCCTGGGAAGTCTCTATGACCTAAGATTTCAGCTTGTGGGTATAAAGCCTTTAACTCTTTGAGGAGCTTTTTTAAGGCTTCTTTTTGGGCTGGCGTACGGGTGTCTTTGGGTTGGAGGGTATTTTTATCTATCCCTCCAATATAACAGATGCCGATACTATCCTTATTGTGTCCTTCTACGTGGGCAGGTATCTTATTTACATCTCTGCCCTCTTCAATCGTGCCATTGAGGCGAACGATGTAGTTATAACCTATCTCATTAAAACCTCTTTGTTTGTGCCAAAGGTTAATATCTTGGGCGGTGTGCTCTCTGCCCTCTGGTGTAGCGGAGCAGTGAACCACTAAGTAACGGATGTTGCGGGTGCTTTTTTTCATTGCTTATAGTATTAAAGTGAATAATAAGACAAGAGCTATAGCTATAGCCAATGGGTTTACCCATACTACCCAACGGGCGTTGTATTGTGTAGGTGTATTGCTATTATCCCCTAAGAGTTGCTGGTACTTCCAGCATTGGGTGCTATCCATTAAGGGTATATCAGCTTTGGTAAGAGGTGAAAAGTGAAAATACCCAAAGCTAAAGAAACAAGCTACAGCTAACAAAGGCAATACCACGTAAAGCCAGCTATAAAGCTCTGCACAAACAATAAGTCCTCCGATAAGAATTAAGGGTAAGATGATGTTAGCGGAGCGGGTAAAACTTCTTGTTTTACCTGCAAATGGCACTATATAACTGAGTGCAAATAATTTGATGATGTGTTTTCTGATTTCCATAGTTTTTAGTCATTAAGGTTGCTCAATTATATAGCCCGCATTCATCAATGTATTTTCAATTGCCTCAATCTTTCTATTAATCTCTTCTGCGTTGAAATCGCCTAAACTGTTTAACTTAGAGGACAAATCTTCACCATTGACTAATAGCCTATTAGCCCTAATGCTTACTTCTTCGGCATTAATACTCATCTTCTTCCCTGAGTGAGAATAAACTTCAGAACTTTGCTGTAAGTTCTTAGCTCTAATATATGTAGTTTCAGAGTTGATATCTACAGTTTCCTCATTCACATTAAGTGCCTCCCCTCTCTGCCCAAGAGCCCCTGTGATATTAACACTTCCTCTATTTCTAATGTTAACTAAACTCTCTGCCGATATCTCTACACTTTCACCATCAATTTGAACTCCCTCATTAGTTTTGTTGGGTAGCTTAAAAAAGGAAATAGCTTTCTTGAGGCTTGACCAAAGGGTATCTTTATTATCTACTTTGCCTGTCAGCAAGGTATCCAAGTTCTTGTTGCTCTTCACTTGGGTAGCGATTTCCTGCAAGGTATCAAAGGCGGTGTCATCTACACTTAAGGTAGTTTCTACTTGTTGCATTTTGGTTTGCAAGCCATCAATAGCCTCTTTCAGCTGTTGCCCTGTGCCATCGTAACCGCCTTTTGGCAATAAGCCCGATACATCAGTAGGCTGCAAGCCCTCTAACTTCTGCTTGTGTTCGCTGGTGAAGTCATTAGATGATAACCCTTTGCCTTCCTCCTTATCAACTTTTTTGTCGAAGAGGTTGCGATGGGCATTGGTGTCATCTAAATGGTTGAGCAGCTGCTTTGCCGATGCGGTGCTCTCAATAGCGAGGGAGAGTCCTTCGATGCTGCTCATCGGAATTGGCTCATTTTTATGATAAAAGCTGTCAATAAGAGCTCTAAAGTGTTCTTGTGCTGGTTTCATAAAATTAGAGAACCATTTGTAAAGTGTTTTTTTTGGTGTTATCATATTGTTTAATTTTAAAAATTACTTATTTTAAGGGGCTACTTGAAAGCCTACATACTCAATAAAGTGTACCACGTGGTAAGGTGGCATATTATTGTGTGGTTGGTCGCCACCAGTATGGGTAGTGTTGCGTTTATGGGCATCTCCTATTGAAAACTCGTTGCTATCACCTCCTGTGCCCGCATCATCTCGTGTTTCTCTATAAGGCAGTTGGTGGTTATGTGAAGGCATTTCCTCAATAGTGAGCTTGTGTGAGCGTTCTCCGCCTTGATTCAGTAGACTATTAAGCTGATAGTCTTGTGCATCATCTTCTGTTTTGCGATAACGGGGGTCTAAACCAACGGGCATTCTACCGCGTAGGTCAGTGTACTCTCGCCAGCCTTCGGGTATCTGGTTAGCGGGCTTGCCCCAGATAGCAATGAGCCCAATGGGTATAGCTTGTTTCTGTTTCTTAAGTATTTCTACTTCGTCTTTTAACTTTTTGAGGGCGTTGGCTTCGGCCTTTTGGGCTTCTAAATCTTGTAGGTTAGTAACGCGTTGAAAGTCTTCCCAGTTAAAGGTTTTATCGGGGGCAGACCTGCCAAAAACAACGGTACGCACGGTTTCTAATGTGCGAGAGAAGCCGTCCTGAAAGGTTACTTGTGTGGTGTCTTCCCGTATCCATACTGTATCGTCTTTTGCTCCACCCTCAAACGGTAATAACTCGCCATTTATATAGACAGTACCTGAGGTGATAGTGTTGCCTACCTCCTCACACCCTGAAATAATTACCTTATTGCCAGCGAGGTGTCCAAAATGGTTAAATAGGTTGTAGGCGTTCTGCATAAAGGCAAGGAACGCCACATCAAAGGGGTAGCCTGCATTGTGTTCTGTATGTAACTTATTCATATTATTTAGTTTCTATTGTCCAACGTTTGCCCGCGAGCTTGTAGAAGCCCACTAAGGCTTCTAACTTATATTTGTCGTATTCTAAACCATTCGGTAGCACGACTATAAAGTCTACACCCCCGTCGATATAGTCGCCTCGTTGATAGAGGAAGACTTTGCCTAAAAACAAAGGCTTATTGGCACTGCGAGGGTATATATAGAGCCGCTCGTTCTGCTTTCCGTCCTCGATACGGATACGCCGCTGCTCGCTGTCAAACTCATCATTAAGGGCCTTCCGAAGGTAGCATACTTGGCTGTTGTGGGCGAGGTTATATAGGTTGGCTTGTCGGGCTTGCTGAAAGTCGTACAGCAACTTGTGCAGGGGTGTTGCCAGCATACGCAACCACGCTATGAGCTTCGGCTTGCGCAGGAAGGTAGGGGTAAGCAGCACGAGCAGTTTGTCGATGTTTAGGTTATACATTGCTGGCATAAGTGATGTCGTTAAAGTTATCAATGGTAAAGTAGCCTGCTGTGGGTATCTTGCTAATTTCAATGGTTTCAAAAGCCCCATAGCCTCCACTACTGGTGATGTTCTTACTTTGGGCAAGCACTAAGTGCGGTATCTTCACTCCTTCAGCTTGTTGTAGCGCATCAATAAGGTGTGCTAAGACCAATTCGCCGTTAAATGGCAAGCGTTTTAAGTAGCTTTTTATAGCCTCTTCCACTGGCTTGGTAGCGTGAATGATACTTTGTCCGTTGCCGTCCAATACAAGCGGATCATATACTATCTTCATTTGCAAGTGCAGAATATCGGGTTGGTAGTTCACTACCGATAAACGTACGCCCGCGTCTTTGATTTCTTGCAAATACGACTCAAAGGCTTGCTTTTGGGCATCGGTGATTGGTTGGAGCGTGTCGCCTTGTTCACCCGCTATCTTCACTATCAAACGACCTTCGTTTTTACTCTCTATTACCGCAGAGTACTTCACTATCTTACTTGCCTCTATCTGTTCCTCCGTGTGTCCTTGGTTGTTGAACTTATCGCTGTCGGGTAACAAATCAAAGCCGTATTGGAAGGCAAGGGCTTTGCTTCTGTACCAACGAGCGGTGTGGGGTTTGAGTTCGGCAAGGCGTTTGTCTATATCTGCCCTATGCTGGTCGAACAGCTTCTCTAAGCTCCATATTGCTACGGCTATGATGTACACCCACAAGCGCCATATAGCTACTTTGGAGGTGCTATTGAGCTCGTTCAGAGCAGGCTCTTGGGCTTTGGCTTGTAGGATAAGGGTTTGTATTTCTTGTATTGTTCGTGCCATAATATTTAGTCGTTAGTCTTTAGTTATTAGTCGTTAGATTGTGTCGCTTGCTAATGGCTAACGACTAACTACTAACGACGAAATCAAGATTTATTGCCCAAATGCTGATACCTTCGAGGCGTTCAAACACCTGTTCGTCTTCCTTAGAAAAGGCGGTTGCAGGCTGTAGGTTTTTAGCGGTGTAGTAGGCTAATATATCATTCCTCACCCCCAACCCCTCTCCCAAGTAGAGGGGAGTTCCTGCCTGTACATCATCGGTGATGTTGAGGCTGTTCGCTTCAGCAAACTCAAAGATGCTTTCTATGGTACCTGTGTGTTGCAGGGCGAGGTCGAGGAGGCTTTGATTATGTAGGGCGGTGATTATCATTTTGCTTTACCGTTGAGTTGCTTGTACTTCTTTAATTCGGTGAGAAGTTCCTCTACTGAGGCTTCTAAGTCCTTAATGCGTTGGTTAGCGTGTTTGAGTTCCTCAATAGCATTGGCGTACTTAGCCCCCAAGTCTTCTATCATCTCTCGGTATATTTTTACGGCTTTATCTACGTTGTCAAGTTCGGAGGTTTGTAGTTCCATTTGCTGCTTGGGGCGACCAAAGAACCAACCTGCTAAGCCGGATAATACCATACCGATAAACGATATGATGTGTTCTTTTATTCCTTCTAATATCCATTCCATTGTGATATGTGTTTTTAAGTTATAGTTCCTTTTCCTGCACTTGTAGTTGCTCCTGTTTGGGCGGTGGCTGTACCTGCCGTGCCTACTTGTATACCTGGTTCTACTGTTACCTCGCCACTACGAACAAAGTCGTAAATAAGGGAGGTTAAACGTTCGGCGTACTCTTCTGGGCTTGCCTCTGTCTTGGTAAGCATATCCTGTTGAAGGGCGATAATACCTTGTTTGAGGGCTTGTTTGTTTAGTGCCATAGTTTAATTATATTGTCCATCAATTAGTAATTTGCCGCCCTCTTGTAGGGCTACATCGTTAATCTGCATACCGTCATACTCCAACTGTTTCTTTATTTCAATTAGGGTTTCGGTATAGAGGTCATCGGCGAGCATTTGGGCTATCCCTACCCCTACTTCGGGGTGCTCTTTCCACTCTCCCTTCTCGGTAGTAAGGATAGCCTTTTGCTGTTGGTTATCAGAGTACCCCACCTCAAAATCACCTGCTAATAGGCGCAAATCGTTTCCCTCATTTATTAGTATATCTTTCATTAGGCTGTCTGCATTTGGTTTATACTATTAACAACTCTTAGAAGTTCCTCCTTGACCATTGCTCCAAAGTTCTCTACTCCCTCGCGTACGGACGATACATACACCTTAGTATCGGTACCTACATTGCCTATCTGTATATTGATATGTGTTTGTCTGGTACCTCCTGATACGATGTTGTCTTTGGTTTTAGTGCCTTCTCCCGTGGTGGCGGTAGTTTCTCCCGTAATAGGACTCACCCCTGGTGCGGGACTGCTTTCGGTTTTCATACCCAGCTTGCCCATTAGCCCGTCTTTTACCTCCTTAAAGCTTTTGAACTCTAAAGAGTCCCACGCTTTGCCAAAGGCTTCTTTGGCTTTTTCTCCCGCCTCATTTGCTTTCTTATATCCCTCTGTTACTGTTTTGGCACGCTCTTGCAAGTCATTTTGTATCTTGTTAATCATTGCTTGGTTCTCGGTACTATCACCTAAACCAACCGCTTCTTTAAACTTATACCAAGCGAGCTTACAAGCATCTATACCTGCCATAAAAGTATTTTTTGCAACAGTCCAAAGCAATTGAAAATTTTCCACAAAAGCCTCCCAACTGTATTTCATACCTTGCACAGTATATTCCCACGCTTTGCCCCAACCGCTTACACCTACAATACAATAGGCTATGATAGCAATAAGGGCTATAATACCAGCTATTATCAACGTTATAGGATTTGCCAAAAAGGCAAGGTTTGTTTTAATAACTGCCCAAGTGAGCCTATTTTGCCAAGCAGTAGCAATAGCCGTATAGGTATTGTGTAGTATCAATGCAGTGGTGAATATACCTATAGCTCCTGCAATACCCCATATAATGGGATTCCCTTCTTGAAACTTCTCAATAAGCCACCCTATACCTCCACCTATGCTTGAAAATATAACTGCTGCCAGGTCTACTAAGGGACTAAGCACAGGGCTGATGGCTTCATATACTTTTAGAGCAAGTTCGGTGATAGAGTCCATCATCTTGTTGAACTTACCGCTGAGGGTTTGCCCTGCTTTTTCTGCACCTTGGTAGAAAAGCCCTTGTTTATCGGTTGCCCATTCAAAGGCTTGTGCGAGTTCCTGAGCCGAAATACCTCCTTTGCTCATTCGTTCTTTGAGCGCAGCCATACTTTCCCCCGTACGTTCGCTAATCACCTGCAAGGGGTTGAAGCCCGCGTTAATCATCTGCATTAAGTCTTGCCCTTGCAGCTTGCCTGCCGAAGTAGCCTGCGCAAAAGCAAGTGATAGACTTTGCATTTTCTGCGCATCGCCCATAGCAATATCGCCGATGTTCTTGAGCTTGCCAAAAGCAAACTCAGAGGAAAGCCCGAAGGACATCATCGTCTTCTGTGCTTCAATAAGCCCAGCCTTGTCGTAGGGTGTTTTTACCCCATAATCGGAGAGCTGGGCATATAAGGCTTTGGCTTTTTCTGCATCACCCCTAAGCAAAGTAGTGATATTAGCTTGTTGCAAGTCGGCTTCCATACCCTTTCGGATACTCATACCTATACCCGCTCCCGCCAATATAAGAGGGTTGGTAACCAAACCAGGCAGACTGTTCAAAGCCTCCGAAAACCACGTTTTTAGCTTACTCCCGTTGAGGGTTTGCAATTTAGAAACACTGTGCTCTAACTTATTAATCTCGCTGTTGTACTTACGAATAGCCGAAAGGCTACCTATAGGCAGTAAATCTCGTTCGGCTTTTAGCAAGGCTATTTTTTGTTGCAAAGTATGTACAGACGTACCCATTTGGGCAAAGCCACGAGAGACTTTTTTCTGTACTTTTTCTAATTCGGCAAATTTTTCTAACATTGTATCGTTATTTATGCCGATTTTTTGTAACTTTGCACTTACAAAGTCTTTAAGCGTTAATGTATATTCTAAAATATTTGCCACAATGAGAGTATTATTATTTTTCTTTAACCTACTTGCCTCTATAGGCTTATTATTAATTATTGGTGCAGGATTTTTCTATGGAGCTGCCCTTTTCTGTGTGCCCTTCTATGCTACTTATAGGGCTTTTACTGAGAAAGAGCCCTCTACTAAGAGGAGATACACCACCACGGCTATTGCCAGTGCGGTTTTCTTTTTTCTTGTAGCAATACTTGCCCTTATGCTCTCGAAAGGAGCCGAACAAGCAAGAGAGCGTGAAAGACTACAACAAACTACCTATACTACTTGTATTGTTCCTTCTCCTTTTGCCTAAGCCATTCAAGCTCTTTTACTCTCATAGCCCACTGGGTATCGGTGAGAGCATCGGGATTGGCAATGTGCATATAGTAACGCAAGGAAGCGTTAGTGATACGAAGCCAATCCCTCTCCTCGTCTATCTCCGCATCACTTAGAGCTTTTCCAAGGTCGCCTCTTTAATCTGTATAAGGTCGGGTAGCTTGCTACTGGCGGCGAGGAACAGTGCATCGTCTGTTTTAATCTCCTCATCGCCACCCAACCAACAGTTATTGAGCACCACTTCGTTAAACTTTAGCGGGTCTTTAGTCGCCAAAGTAGAGGCATAACTCAAAGTATTGCGGTCGGGCGTACGCAAATACGCCTTTTTGTCTTCTACACTAATTACAAAGATGTCTTTGTATTGCTTTTTCCATTCTTGTATTTGTTCATTTGTTATCATTTTAAACTGCTTTTAAAAGGTTCTTAAAGTGCAAGCTGCACAGGCATTTTGTTATTGTTTAATTTGTTAGGCTTGGCGTATTACATCTGTAAAGATAATAGGAAGCTCCATAATCATATTCTTATCGCCCTGCTTCATTCCTTTTTTCACTTCGGTAAATTCCACGTGCTTGAGAATATCGGTAACTATCTGTCCGCCGTCCAAAGGTACGTAGGAAGCCACAAGGTCAAAGCTAAGGCTAAGTATATCATTGTTAGGGGCATCGCGGGTCATTGCTTCTGCCTCACTTTGCCAAAGGCTTATTTTACCCTCATAACTGCGGTTGCCTGCTACTATTCCGTGAGGCTTGCACCCACGTCCATAAAGAAAGTCTTTCTCGCGTTTTTCGGTGTACTCCAACTCTGTAACTCCTATGATAATGCGCCCGCCAAAGACGATAGAGAGGTTACACCACGCATATTGTTTGCTGTCAAATGTTGCCATAATTTGCTAATTTTCTAATCTACTAATTGACTGTTGTAGTAAAACCGATGTTTACCTCTATAAAGTCAGCATAACCTACGGGTAACAGTTTGATACCTATCACCACTTTACCTGTTTGTAGTACACGTTGCTTTGGATCTATATCAATCTTTACCGCTGATAGTTCCCCTTGTGGGACCATTTGGCTTTGAAGAGTACTCTCAAGTTTGGTTTGCCAACTCTTGATAATAGCAGGGTGAATACCGCCGTCTTCTGATAGTAACACCTCATCGCTGAGTTCCTCTACTAATACCCCATAACTTAGGAGCATAGCTTTGTCCATTACTAAGCCGTTGCATAGGTTCTTAAAGTCGTCAGTAGGCTTGGTAAGGGTATTATCGCCCGAAAAGTAGTATCCCGAACGCCCTACAAAGGTGCGAAAGAAGATATATCCCCACAAATACCTGTCACCTTACGTAACAACTATTTGACATTCCCACACATTCTCCCTACCTTTGCACCACAAAACACCCCCTATACGAACACTAATTGCCCGTGCGGCTCGCACCGAACACTAACCGAACACAAGGCGAACACTAACCGAACACTAACCGAACACTAATTGCCCGTGTGGCTCACACCGAACACAACCCCAATTCAAAATTCAAAATTCAAAATAAAAATGCGAAAAAACACCCTCCTAAAATACCAAGCCATCTTAGCAGAACTCGACAGCCACAACCTGCGCGACATCCCCATCACCGTTATCTGGCGCAAGCACATCTACCCCAAATACTTCATCTCGCGCAAAACCCTCTACCAAATCATCAAAACAATGAGCCAATTAGAAAATTAACAAAGAAGTTAATTAGCTAATTGGCTAATTTGCAAATTATCACTACCTTTGTCCCCAAAAATAATCATTCACAAAATGCTTACATACACCTATCAAAGAATAAAATCACCCCTTAATTACATAGGAGGAAAAACAAAAATATTAGACCAAATACTCCCCCTATTCCCCAAGTATATCAACAACTTTGTCGATATATTTGCAGGAGGTTGCAATGTAGGTATCAATGTAGAAGCAAACAAAGTCTATTTCAATGATAATCTTTCTTTTCTTATAGAAATGTATCGCTACTTTCAGCAAAACGAATTAGAAAGTACACTCTCTTATGTCCAAAACAGAATAGCCACCCTTGGGCTCTCCCTTACCGATGAAGAAGCCTACAAAAAACTACGCAATGCCTACAACCAGCACAAACACCCCTTAGACCTCTTTGTACTCATAGCCTACTCCTTTAACCACCAAATACGCTTCAACAATAACCACCAATTCAACAACCCCTTCGGTAAAAACCGAAGCAGTTTTAACCCCTCAATGAAGCACAATCTAGAGCAGTTCATTATCCAAATTAAGGAAACACAACCCATTTTCTCAAGCCTTTGCTTTACCGATTTTGATTATTCTTTCCTTACCCAAGATGATTTTCTGTATGCCGACCCTCCCTATCTCATCACCACAGGTACCTATAATGACGGCAAACGGGGATTTAAAGGTTGGAATGAAAAAACAGAACATCAGTTACTTACCCTTTTAGACCAACTCAATGCAAGAGGCATCAAATTTGCCCTTTCTAATGTATTAGAACACAAAGGAAAAGAAAATACTATCCTTAAAAGTTGGCTCAGCACCCGTCCTCACTATGTAGTCAATCACATAAACATCCATTACGCCAATGCCAATTATCAAACCCTTGTACGCAACAAAAACGCCTCCGAAGAGGTTCTAATAACTAATTATACACCCACACAACAATCAGAAATACAACTATCCTTTCAATTCTAAAAAAATATGAGATACATCGGCAACAAAGAAAACCTTTGTGATAAAATACACTATACCCTACTTTCCCAGCAAATACAAGGAAAATCCCTCTTCGATGTCTTTGCAGGTACCACCAGTGTAAGCCAATATTTCAAACACAAAGGATATCAAATCACCTCTTCCGATTTGATGTACTTCTCCTATGTCCTGCAAAAAGCCTATATAGCGAATAACAATACCCAGCTTTTCAGTACCTTAGCCACTGAACTACCCCATACCCCACATAAGCTCTTTACCTCCAACCTCGAGGTAGTACTCTCATTCTTAGATAATATCTTCCCTATCGAAGGCTTTATCTTCAAAAATTACACACCCGAAGGCACCGCCCACCTGCCTACCCCACGAATGTATTTCTCCAATGAAAACGGACGAAAAATAGACGCCATTCGTCAGCAAATAGAACTATGGTACCAAAAAAATAAGATCACCGAAAACGAATATTTCGTCCTCCTCGCCTGTCTTATTGAGAGTGTATCCTTCTACGCCAATGTAGCAGGCATATACGCTGCTTTTCACAAAAAATGGGACCCACGAGCCACAAAAACCCTTACACTACGCCCCATTAAACTACTCAACAACTACAAAGAAAACCAAGTCCATAACACCAATTCAGTAGCACTCTTAAACAAAATAGAAGCCGATATCTTCTATCTCGACCCACCCTACAATGCACGCCAGTACGCCCCCAACTATCACCTTATCGAAACCATCGCTAAGTACGATAACCCCTCTATAAAGGGAGTTACAGGTATGCGCGACTATACAGAGCAAAAATCACTATTTTGCAACCCAAACACCGCCCTCGAAGAGCTTAATAAAATAGCCCAACAAGGCAAGTACAAAACCCTCGTGCTAAGCTACAATTCCGAAGGCATAATGCCACAAGAAGCCATTATCCAAACCCTTAGCCAATACGGGAAAGTAACCTTAACTCAGTTTGATTACCAACGCTTCAAAAGCAACAACAACGGCGAAAGCCAAACTAAAAAACACATACAAGAACAATTATATATCCTAAAACGCCAATGAAAAACCTATACATACTCACCGAAGAACGCCCAAAAATCAGTGTCCTTGCTACTATCCTACAAAAATTTAGCACCGACCAAAAAGCACCTTGCTTTATCGATAACCTACGTATCCTACCCATCTTAGAAAAAGATACATTCTCTTTTACTTATGAACTCATAGGCTTCCGCTCCAATATCGTAAATAAAGTATTTATCAAAACCATATCAGGCACTTCCAGCTTTGCCGATTTTCTCATCTTCTATCAACAAAACATACCCACCCCTACCGACATCCCTCTTTACGCCATCGAAGAAACCAAAACAGACGACAAAGAAAGCCGTAATACAGGAGTATATCAGCGCATTACCAAATTCATTTTCCTTAACTTCTATTACCCAAACACCAAAAAAATAATGCTCTATGCTCTCCAAGTAGAGCAAAAAGAAGAACCTACCGAAACATATATCTTTGGCACCAAACTCCTCCTTACCTTAGGAGTAGAAATACTCGGCAAAAAATTAGACCCTCAACTATTTACCCCTTTTACCTCCGTACAAGAGGTTATTAATCTCAAAGCACAAATGCACCGTCCCCCTGCGGGAAATACCCCTATACTTATTATTCAGAAACAAAATACCATAGAAATATCAGGCAGACTATTCAAAAACGATAGCCTCGCCCACGACCCCAATATAGGCGCACTTAGTGCCATAGCCGCTACCCTACGGCACTTAGGTTGGGAACACACCATCACCATTACCCAACACGGACTTTCACAAAAATACCTTACCCCAAAAAACAAATTCGTACAAGTAGCCAATGCCCTAAATCTATCTATACAAGGGCTTACCCTCCCCAAAGCCTCTTTTGCACCTCAATATTGGCATTACGACCTCGATGGTGAAAAACTCGGCACTATCTTTATCCACTTGGTAGTCGAAAACTTTACCCAAGGATATTCCATATTCGAAAATCACGCAGGTTGCGAAAAAAGCTATTTCGTACCCAAACAAGGAGAACCTATTCCTCTTGCCAAATACAAAGACCGCGATAAGTACAAAGCAGGCGATAAAAATCAAATCATCCACATCCCCGACCTTATCCTACTCGATTTTGCCCGCTGTGAAGTTATCAACATAGAAGGCAAAAAATACCAATTCCGTCATAATGGTATTGCCGAGCTTGCCAACTATGATTACATAGAAGAACACTATATCCAAAAATACTACAACCCTCGCAGAATCATTCGTACAGTCGTCCTTTACGGAAGTACCGAAACCCAACTTATAGAAATAGAAATCGGTTTCCTACTCAACCAAAACGGACAGCTCATCTTAGGAGTGCAAGCCCCCGAATTGTTTAAAGAAGCCATCAAAAATCTATTAGACTTTTGGAACCCCTCCCGTTCCTAAAAACTACCCCCCCACACACACCCACACAAAGCCCGCTGGGGGCGGGCTTTCCCATTTTCTCATTTCCTCATTTGCTCATTTCCCCATTTCGTAACACCCCCACCCCAAAACGTTACAACCATTTGCAACCCCACTTTTCCCACCCTACCTTTGCACCGTCAAACCAAAAAAACTAAATCAAAATGGGAAAAAGCAAAGCAAACTATGCCATCACAGGACTCAGCGGTAAAGTCGGCAAAATATTCGTATACCGCCAACGAGGAGGCGAAACCATCGTCGCCACACCACCCGTGCGCACCGCACCACCCTCACAAAAACAAATCCAACAACAAGAAAAATTCGCCCAAGCAGCCGCATACGCACGTAACGCACTACTCGACCCCTCCCTAAAAGCCGACTACACCACCGAAGCCAAAAAACGCCGTAACGTA